CGTGAAGTTCACGGATGATACCGGCGCTTCCGCCACGCTTGCGTCCGGGGACGCGGATGAAGCAACGACACTTGGACTTTCCGCCGGCGATTTTGTCCTCTATATCAAGGCAGAGGACGCGAAGTACCTGGCGGCTGAGAAGTCGTTCACGCTGCGGGCGGACGGCTATGCCGAGACAACCTTTACCATGCAGGTCGTGGAAACCACGGCTGCGGCATCGTCTTAAGGAAAGGAGGCGGCGGTGATGGATACTCTGCTTGAGAAAGTCAAGGCAAATCTGATACTGGAGCATTCGGCGGACGATGAGCTGCTCTCGCAGTACATCACTGCCGCCGTTTCCTATGCGGAGAGCTATCAGCATATTGCGGAGGGCTACTATTCCGAGAACGCCATGCCCGCGACCACACAGCAGGCGGTCATTATGCTGGCAAGCCACTTCTATGAATCGAGGGACGGCTCCACGGGCGGCTTCTTCGCGGATAACACGAACGCGGCGCAGCAGATATGGAACACGGTCAACCTCCTCCTTCGGCTCGACCGGGATTGGAAGGTGTGACCATGAGTTTCGGAAAGATGAATACCTTCATCACCATCGTGGAGAAACAGCACACCACGGACGATGAGGGCTTTAAGACGGAAACGGATATGACCGTTGCCGAGGTACGCGCTTACCGGGAGGGTCGGCACGGCAGCGAGAAATGGGCGAACATGGCGCAGTTCTCGACCGCCACCGACCTTTTCCGTTTCCGCGTCATACCAGGCGTCACGGTCACAACCGAGATGCGCATCCTCTGCGACGGGCATACATTTGAGATCTTCTCGGTGGAGGACGTCAAAGGCAGGGGTATGTATCTGGAAGTGCTGGTGCAGGAGGTGAAACAGAGTGGCTAAAGCGACATTCAAAATGCCGGAGGAGTTCCTCATGAAGGTTTCCAAACTGGCGGACAGGACGGACGAGATTCTGCCGAAGGTACTGGAGGCGGGTGCGGAGGTCGTTGAGAGTAAGGTGCGCTCCAACCTGGCATCCGCCATCGGCAAAGGCACGAAGGAACCGTCACGCTCCACAGGTCAGCTTTTGTCCGCTCTCGGCACTTCGCCTGCCCTGCAGGACAAGAACGGCGATTTCAATGTGAAGGTCGGCTTTGCCGAGCCGAGGTCAGACGGCGAGAGCAACGCAAAGATCGCGACTATTCTCGAATACGGCAATAGCGGACAGCCTGCAAAGCCGTTTCTGAAGCCTGCGAAATCGGCATCGAAGAACGCCTGCATTGAAGCGATGAAAGCAAAACTGGAATCGGAGGTGAACGGGATATGAGCCTGCTGTCGGAACTAAAGACCGTGGTCACGGGCTGCGGTCTGCCTGTGGAGACCGGCGTGTTCTCCGATGAGCCGCCGGATGAATATGTGGTGGTGACTCCGCTTGCGGACACCTACGAGCTTCATGCGGACGATGCTCCCGGATACGAGACGCAGGAGGCACGGCTCTCCCTGTTCTCCAAGGGCAATTATACGCAGCGGAAGAAACAGCTATCAAACGCTCTTCTTGCCGCTGATTTTGTTATCACGGAAAGGCGGTACATCGGACATGAGGATGATACCGGCTTCCACCACTACGCCATCGATGTGGCGAAACTTTATGAAACGGAGGATTGAACATTATGGCAACAATCGGTCTTGATAAACTTTTCTATTCCAAGATCACGGAGGACGCCAGCGGCAACGAGACCTACGGCGCTCCCGTGTCCCTTGCCAAAGCGATGACCGCTGAACTGTCCGTGGAGCTTGCCGAGGCTACGCTCTATGCGGATGACGGCGCGGCGGAGGTCGTGAAGGAGTTCCAGAGCGGGACGCTCTCGCTCGGCGTGGACAATATCGGGCTTGCGGTGGCGGCTGACCTTACGGGCGCGACCATCGACAACAATAACGTCCTGGTATCCGCATCGGAGGACGGCGGCGATCCCGTAGCTATCGGGTTCCGTGCGAAGAAGGCAAACGGCAAGTACCGCTACTTCTGGCTCTACCGCGTGAAATTCGGCATCCCTTCCACCAACCTTACCACCAAGGGCGAGAGCATCGAGTTCTCCACGCCTACGATTGAGGGCACGGTCTACCGCCGGAACAAGGTGGACGGGCTGGGCAACCATCCCTGGAAAGCGGAGGTGTCCGAAGACGATTCCGGCGTTTCCGCGACTACCATCAGCAACTGGTATTCGAGCGTATATGAGCCTGTGTATCCCACGCCGACTCTGACGGCTCTGTCCCTGGGATTGCCTACGCTTTCGCCGACCTTTAACTCCGCAGTGACGGAATACACGGCTGAAACGAGCAACTCTACCAATACGGTATCCGCGACCGCATCTTCCGGCGCGACAGCAACCATTACTGCGAACGGCACGGGGATTGAAAGCGGCGATTCCGTCACCTGGCATACCGGCACCAATACCGTGGTCATTGTGGTGATCGAGGGTTCCGTGTCCAAGACCTATACGGTCACAGTTACGAAGGGGGCATAATCAATGGATGAAAGAAGCGCAATTGTAAAAATCGGCGGTCAGGAGTACGAGATGCTCCTTACCACCAAGGCAACGAAAGAGATCGCCGGACGCTACGGTGGTCTGGAGAACCTGGGCGATAAGCTGATGAAGTCGGAGAACTTCGAGATGGCTCTTGATGAGATCGTATGGCTCATCACGCTGCTCTGCAACCAGACCATCCTGGTGCATAACCTCAAGCATCCCGATGAGAAAAAGCCGGAACTGACCACGGAGGAGGTCGAACTTCTCACCTCGCCGATGGAACTGACGGACTACAAGGACGCCATCATGGAGGCTATGTACAGAGGCACGAAACGCAATATCGAAAGCGAGAACGAATCAAAAAACGCACAGGTCGGGTAAGTGACGAGGAGTTATTTACCCGGCTCTTATATTACGGCATCGGTCAGCTTCATCTAACGCAGGATGAGTTCTGGCTGATGCCGTTCGGTCTGTTTATGGATTTATGGGAATGCCATAAGCAGTATAACGGCATATCAAAGCCGAAACAGAATCTGACGATTGACGATGTTATTCCCTACGGCATTTAGGAAGGAGGTGTGTGCGCATGGCTGACAATTTCGGTCTGAAGATCGGCGTGGAGGGCGAGAAGGAGTTCAAGAAAGCCCTGTCCGACATCAACCAGTCGTTCAAGGTACTCGGCTCGGAAATGAAGCTGGTATCCTCGCAGTTCGACAAAAACGATAAATCCGTGCAGGCTCTCTCCTCCCGCAATCAGGTGCTGAACAAGGAGATCGAAACACAGAAACAGAAGATCGAGACCTTAAAGGCGGCTCTCGATAATGCCGCCACCTCCTTCGGTGAGAACGACAAGCGTACACAGAACTGGCAGATTCAGCTGAATAACGCAGAAGCCGCTCTGAACGACATGGAGCGCGAACTGGAGGACAACAACAAGGCTCTCGAGGACGCCGAGAACGGCTTTGACGAGGCTGGCGATGAAGCCGGCGAGTTCGCCAGGGAAGTGGACGATGCCGGGGACCAGACCGAGGACGCCGGGAGCAAGTTCAAAAAGCTCGGCGAGATCGCAAAGACGGTCGGCAAGGCTATGGCCGCCGCTGTTGCCGCCATCGGCGCGGCTGCGGTCGCTGCCGGAAAAAAGCTGTGGGACATGGCGAACGATGTCGCTGAAGCCGGGGACGAGATCGACAAGATGTCGCAGAAAATCGGCATCAGCGCGGAATCCTACCAGGAATGGGACTATGTGTTCCAGCGGTGCGGCACGGACGTCAACAACCTCCAGACGGGCATGAAGACGCTCTCCGGCGTTATCACGGACGCGGCAAACGGCTCGTCCACGGCGGCTGAAAAACTGGCGGCGGTCGGTCTTTCCATTGATGACCTGAACGGCAAGAGCCAGGACGAGCAGCTTTCCATCGTGATCGCCGCTCTGCAGGACATGGAATCCGGCGCGGAAAGAACATCCGCAGCGACCGACCTTCTCGGCAAGTCCGCTACGGACATGGCGGCAGTTCTCAATATGACCGCCGAAGAAACGGAGGCGCTGAAACAGGAGGCGCAGGACTACGGCATGGTCATGAGCAATGAAGCCGTGGCCGCGTCCGCCGCTTTCGAGGACAGCCTTACGAAACTCCAGGGAACGATGAGCGGTCTTAAGAACCGCATGGTCGGAGAACTGCTCCCCGGCATCACACAGATTATGGACGGTCTTTCCGATCTTGTTGCCGGGAATGAGGAAGCCGGGGAAGAAATCAAGAACGGTGTTACTTCGGTCATTGAAACGGTGTCCTCCATGATACCGCAGGCGGTTCAGCTTATTTCTACCATCGCGGCGGCTGTGCTGGAAAGCGCGCCGTCCATCATTTCCGCTCTTGCGGAGGGCATCATCGGCGCGATACCGGAACTGATGCCCGTGGTGCTGCAGGTCATAACGGAACTGACAGGCGCTCTGGTAACGCTCCTGCCGCAGATCGTGGACGCAGGGATGCAGATCATCGTGTCGCTCATCCAGGGCATTGCCCAGGCGATACCGACACTTATTCCGCAGATCGTACTTGTGGTGACGCAGATCGTAAAGACGCTCATTGACAACCTTCCGCTCATTCTGGACGCGGCGCTTCAGCTGATAACGGGACTGGCGCAGGGCATCCTTGACGCATACAGCTTCTGACTTCGCTGATTACCGCCTTGCCACAGATTATTCAGGCAATCGTGGCGGCGATACCGCAGATTATTGACGGCATCCTTACTGCCATCCTCGGCAGCATACCGCAGCTGATTGACGCGGGTGTCCGTCTGCTGGTCGCGCTGATACAGAACCTGCCGACCATCATCACCACGATTGTGAACGCGATACCGCAGATCATCACGAGCATTGTAAACGCGCTCATCGGGAACATCGACAAGATCATTATGGCGGGCGTCCAGCTGTTCGTGGCTCTTATCAAGAACCTTCCGCAGATCATCGTGGCAATCGTGAAAGCAGTTCCTCAGATCATATCAGCCATCGTGAAGGGCTTTGCCGGCGGTGCGTCCCAGATGGCAACCATCGGTCTGAACCTCATCAAGGGCATTTGGAACGGTATCGGGGACGCCGCGTCCTGGCTGTGGAGCAAGGTCAGCGGCTTCTGCTCGAACCTGATGAGCAAGATCAAATCCTTTTTCGGAATATCCTCGCCGTCCAAGGAGATGGCATGGGTCGGCGATATGCTTACCCAGGGTCTTGCGGGCGGTATCGATGATTCGGCGAAGGTCGCTATCAACGCTGCGCAGGATTTGAACAAGGGCATCATGGATGTGATGGACGGACTTGCGGACGATATGCAGTCGGCTGTTCCGAGCAATTTCAACCTTGACGCTGACGCTACGGTGCGCTCCGTGGCAAGCGGTATGTCCGGCACGGGCGGCGGCAGTTCCCACGGTGCATTGGTATCCGTGGGACAGATGATCGTCCGCAGCGAGGACGATATCCGCAGGATTTCACAGGAACTTTATAACCTGATACAGACAGGCTCCCGTGCGCAGGGACGCTTTTCAACGGCTTAAGGAGGTGTGCCGATGGGCTTTTCATATAACGATATATCTTCCTCGGACATGGGAATAAAGGCTCGGCTCACTTCCTGGCAGGTGTGCGGAGGACTCCGAAACTATACGGCGTCCATTCCCGGCAAAAGCGGCGTGGCGGACTT